TCCAGAAGTCTCAGGATGAGGCCAAGAAGATCGTGCGGGAGGTCAAGCAGCGCCTGACCAACCATGACTTCTACCAGGGCCTGGGCATCCCCATCTACTCAGACCCCATCACCCTGTACGGCGGGGACAACGGCTTCAAGCCTGACAAATACGGTGGGGAGGGGTTGTGGAACGCAGATGCCTTCACCGTGCGGGATGTGGGCTGGGGGGAGAAAGACCCGACCATGCAGGCCAAGGGTGCTGAATCCTCCATCCTGTCGATCCGCTCTGACTACATCATCATGGACGACATCCAAGACGGTGGGGACTACACCCCCCAATCCACCCAGAAGCTCGTGGACTGGGTACAGCTTCGCGTCCTGACCCGCTTGGGGCCAGAATCCCGATTGGTCGTTTTGGGCTCCCGCCTCGGGCCTGGGGACATGTATGAGGAGATCATGCGCCGGGAAGCCTTCGAGGACTGGCCCATCATCAAGTTCCCCGCCGCGTTCTCCCCTGGTACCCATGACCCATGGGACCCTGCGGAGGGACTGGGCGAGCCCCTGCTACCTGACCTATGGCCTTGGGACAAGCTCATGGCAAAGCGCAAGGAAGTCGGGAAGGCGTGGCACTCGGCCTACATGCAGGAGGAGGGCGACCGTGACGGTGCCATCTTCTCCCGCGCCACCCTGGAGGCTGCCCGCAACTTCGAACTGCGTATCGGTCACATCCCTGAGCCCGTGACCCATGTCTACATCGGCATGGACCCGGCCATCGTCAACTGGAATGTCATCGTGGTCTGGGGCCTGGACAAGCGAACGGGCATCCGCTACCTCATCGATGTCATCCGCCGCAAGGGCCTGGTGAACTGGGATAACGTCATGGACCTACTCGCCGAAGCTTCCAGCCGTTATGGCCCACGCAAGGTGTGTATCGAAGTCAACAACACCCAGGGCCACGTCGCAGATACCGCTCGGCGCGTCTTGGGTGCTTTGGGCTTTCAGGTCTCCGAATACAAGACTGCCACTGGGGTTGGGGCTCGTGCCGAGGATCAGGACTACTCCATCTCCTCCATCGGTGCCCTGTTCGACGCCTCGCTGGTGCAACTGCCCTACGGGGATGACGCATCCCGAAAGCTCGTGGACGCCTTCATCGAGGAGTTCGTTCGCTGGCATGTCTCAGAAGACGGAACTTCCGTCAAGCGCCTGGTGCGTGACCAAGTGATGGCCACGCTGTTCGCTGAATCCGAAGCCCGTGTGGAGATGCGTATGTCAAACGAGTTGTTCAAGCCAAAGCCCCGCAGGATGTTCGCAACCAATGGCGCTGGTGGGTGGCGCTGGCACAAGTCACATGCAGAAAGCAGGTCCTAGATGCTAGACGCCCAAGAAATCTCAGAGATACTCGCACAGCGCCAAGCTGACGCCGCTGCGCTTGCCAATGACTATGCCCGTAGTGTCGAGTCCTATGCGACATGGAAGGGACGCATCGTCAAGACCGACGCTGCATACAACGGTGAGTCGATCATCCGTTGGCCCGACATGCCTGAGTACTCAACCGACCTGCACATCCCAAACATCGTGCAGTTGGCCGCAGAGGACCGCGCCCGCGCCGCATCCGGTATCGTCCCCACCCTTCGCTGTGACCGAGAGGGCGACCGGGACAAGGACAAGACCGCCGCTGAGTTGCGGGAGCGCATCGGGGTCGGCTATCTCACCCAGTCGCACATCGCAAAGTCCTTGCAAGCCTGGGGTCTTGACTCGGGCCTGACCGGATTGACCGTGTGCAAGGTCATGCCGAACTTCCACGAGACCGATGAGAAAGAACGCTTCCCGGCTTTCCACCGGGAGAACCCGCGCTTCTGCTACCCCTCGCCCAACTACTCCCAGGGTCCATTCATCGACGACATCATCATCGGGTATGAGATTCACCTTCGGGAGCTGATCTCCCGCTACCCTGATCGCGAATCCGAAGTTCGCTCGATGCTTTCGGACTCCCGCAGGACAAACCCCAACGCCTCGGTCGAGAAGGTCAACCTAGTGGAGTTCTACTCCGCTGACACCATCTCGGTTATCTGTGTTCCCGCACAAGCCAAGGGAGCATCGGGGGGGTTGGTCAGTCTGTACCACGAAGCCAACCCCATCTCGCGCTGCCCCGTCACCATCGGTACGCGCATGGCCACCGCTGAGTACCACGGTGACTTCGATTGGCTCTTGCCCGGTATCTCCACGGCTAACACCTTGGTCACCATGCAGGTCGATGAGTCCATCCGCTCCACCTACGCCGAGAAGATCGCCTACAACGTCCGGAATCCCCAGGATTCCGGGCCTGATGCAGTTTTGGAGCTAGAAACCCGCGATGGGCGCTACGAATACGTCGTGCCACCCGCTCGGTACGCGAACCAGCAGGACATCCGCATGATGGTGGACTTCCTTCGCACGGGTGCCGCGTTCTCGCCCTCACGCAGCGGAAACCCCGACGAATCGGTCATCTCCGCAGCGGGCATCCAGGCCGCACAGGGCCAAAACACCGAGATCGTGGGTGCCATCCAGCAGACCATGGCAACCATGCTGCAAGCTGCGGTGGAAATCGCCTACGAGTGGGACGAGAAGGCTTGCGATTGCGAGAAGACCATCTACGGCCAGACCAAGGGTGCCACGTTCGCAGAGACCTACACCCCGTCCAAGGCCATCAAGGGCAACTACCGAAACCGCATCGTGTATCCGCTGGGCTCGGGCATGACCGCCGTGAACCAGAACGCGATGGTGCTGCAACAGGCTGGTTCGGGCTTCATCTCCCGAGAGACCGCCATGGAGCTGTCGGCCTTCGTGGAGAACCCGCAGGCTGAGATCAAGCGCATCGCCATGGAGAAGTTGGATGATGCCACCCTCTCGGGACTCATCCGTGACGCATCCCTGCCGGTCGAACAAGGTGGCCTGGACCCAACACAGCTCGCCGCCATCCGCATGGAGCTTGAATCCCCCAACGTGAGCTTGCACGATGCCATCCTCAAGTACCTGCTGCCCGAGCAGAACGCTCCGCTGGCCGCACCGCCCGGTATCGAAGCGGGCGCACCCGGCCCATCCGGTATGCCCGGCCAGGTCGAACCCGAATCAGCATTGCCCCCGCTATCTGCACTCGTAGGAGGCTGATATGCCAACCGACCAAGTACCTCAGCCCCAGTACGAGCGCGGCACCATGGCAAAGGGCGATGCCCAAGCGGCCAACCAGGCGACCCGCGGCCTGCCCAAGCCCGGTGGAATGCTCACCGGCGCACCACCCGAAGTGGCCGATGCAGCCAATGAGTTCCTGTTCGCTCGCCCGACCGACCACCCCGAGGTGCCCGTGACTAACGGACTGCCGTTCGGGGACGGTGCAAGCTATGTGCAGTACGCCAATGAGGATGAGCGCTCCATGCGCGAGCGTGTTGCCAATACCCTGGCTGCATCGCCATCAGCCGATCCAGACGTTCTTCGTTTCGTCGAACGTCTGCGACGGGGAGAGTAGATGGCTGACTTCGGATTCGGTGGGTCTCTCGGTGCCCAGGCCGATGATCCCATCGCAGCGCCAAAGCGTCAGCGCAAGGTGCGTCGGCTCACACGGGACATCCTCAAGGACATCCGTCACGACCGTGTTCCCCCCCCACCCAAAGACCCCATCAAGCGTCTGGGCTGGGCTGACAAGCACTACGGCACCCTGCCCACCAACGTCATCCGCACGGTGGCTGACGCGGCCCTGCCCGACCAGGACACCATCGGCACCCTGAACTACCTTGAGCGCGAATACGACCTACCCCTGAACGCTCAGGGGTGGCAGCGCAAGGGCAACAAGTTCATCAACCCCCGTGGGAAGATGGTCACAGGGGAGCAGGCCTTCCGTGTCCTCAAGGTGCAACAGGACAAGCAGCTTCGCCAGCTCATGGGCATGTCGGCTGACAAGGTGGCCCTGCACGACGAGGTTGCACTCCTTCGCGCCAATGACCCCGATATGACTTTGGAACAAGCGCGGAAGATCGCAGACCGCAACCAGGGCGCATCGGTCAAGTCGGTCGCCAACATCCTTGAGGGGATGCGGGTGGGCCTACCCAAGGACCAACTCGAAGGCCTCTCAGCCCAGGAACTCATCGGGTATGCCTCGCAGGCCGCGAACAACTTGGGCTCCAAGGCTGCCCGCGAAGCCTATGTCCATACGCTGAACATCTTGCGCGACGAACACATGCCGCTGTTCACCCGCCACATGTACGCGCTTGAGGCTGGCAAGGCCAAGTGGAAGGCACCCAACGCCATGGTGCTATTCGCTGACACCGAGCATGTGAATCTCGGCATCGTCGTGCCGAACCAGGAGCTTGACAACACCACCCCCGAGCAGTTCCGCGAGCAGAACAACCTCACGGGTGGGTACTGGGCCATGCGCCAGGACAAGGACGGGGGGATGTGGTTCTACTTCCCCGCCGACCAGAAGTGGCACTCGACCGCCGAGACGGCGGGGAACGAATCTATCCTGCTCGCCAGCTACTACGACAACACCGGAAGTCAGCCCCCAGTGTTCGAGTCTGACCCGAACAAGTGGGAAGCACCCACAGAGGTCAACTTCCACACCATCAACGGGGATGCGCGTGTGCAGGTGCAGTCGGCAAGCCTCTTGCCGTCGCTCTACTCACCGGCAAAGGCGACCGAGCTGTCCAAGGACTTGTACCAGCGCAGCATCCAGATCGCAGAACGTGCCCGAATCTCTGAGGAGGCTTTCAAGAACTCCGCAGCGGGCAAGCTGTTCGGCGGCGTGGGCAAGATGTTCGAGGAGGCCTACAAGTTCGGTGGCGCAACCGTCATCTCCCTTGGTGGCGGCTTCAAGCGCATCTTCGGGGACGAAGCCGGTCAGCACACCGCCCAGAGCGCAGCCTACGAGGTGGCCACCGGCCAGAAGAACATCACCCAGGCGCTCAAGTCCAAGGGCATGGACGGCAACATGGCCGCTGGTATCGACATCGTGACCGGGTTGCTCGCCGACCCAACCGTGTGGGCGGGTGCGGGGGTAAACACCCTGCGCTCTGGTATCTCCATCGCGGGATGGGAAGGCAAGTTCGGCTCCGCTTCCGTTGCCAATCTCGGTAAGCGGGGTGTGGCCTCACGCGCTATCGGGGAGTTCAGTCCCCTGAGCCTCATCAAAGACCCCGGCAAAGCCATCATGCACCCGTTCTCCACGGCATCCAACCTTCGTACCTGGACCTACTTCCAGACGCAGGGACGATTGCTGTCGATCCCCAAGGTCGGCCTCAAGTGGACCGATGACAAGGGCATCGCACGGTGGGGCATCCGCAACCCCGACGATGTGGCGGGCATGACCCGTTCGGTCATGATGGACCAACTCACCAAACACAAGCACCTGCCGCTGGGCAACAAGACCATCCAGAAAGCTGTAACCGAGCAAGCCATCAAGCGTTCTTCGGTAGCAGGCGATGTGACCCTGGCCGCAGACCAGGCTCGAACACCTGGACGAGTCATCGCTGGTTCCGCTACCGATGTAAGGCCCGGACGCGACCTCTACGCCTGGGGATCGGAGAAGTTTCGCAACCTCTACTCCCGAGACCCGTTCACCCCCCAGGTGGCATCGAGCATCCAGCGTGTGACCGATGTGGCACTAGCGGTTGGGAAGTCACCCGATGAAATCGAAGACCTGGTTGGACAGGTGCTGCTGTCGGTCTACGGCATCAAGCCGCTTGACCCCATCGTGCTGGACAACCTCATCTATCGTCGCACCACCATCGCCCCAGGAACCAAGTCACAACTCACTGGCCCGGTGCGTTCGGTCCTTCCCGATGTGGCTGGATACAACACCAAGTGGGCGCGGGAACAACTCTCCCAAGCCGCATCCATCTTCCACTTCTCTGACAACGGACTCATCGGTATCGGGTTGCTCAACGAAGTTCCCCGCGTCTCCTTGGTCAAGCCGGGTCTAGCCCAAGTCGCCAAGATACTTCCCGAGAACGTGCGCGATGCATTGGTACGTCTGAAGAACACCGTCCCTGATTCTCAGATTCCTGGCGAGGCTGGGGGCTTTGAGAAGTGGGCTAAGCAGACCGCTATCCGTTCGGCGGTGTGGTCAAAGACCGACGTTGAGGATTGGGCCGTGAAGTTCCGCGAGGCATCTGCCCCGTTCAAGCCCAACCGCACCCAGTCGATGGTCAAGGTCGCCAACGAGTTCCACCGGGCGACGTTTGACAAGATCGCCTCCAAGTACGGAGCAGACGCAGCCACCAAGGAAACCATGTGGCAGGGCATCAAGGCCACCTACGACAGGCAACTCGTCACCAACGCCCGTGCCTTCGGTGAGAAGTGGGCTCCTGACGCTGACGGGAACATGACCTGGCAGCCTATCGACGATGCACCCATCCTAGAATCCCAAGAGGTCAACTACCTTCCCGCCATCGACCCGCTGTGGATGAAGCACTACGTCCGGGACCAGTTGGATGCCATGGACGGGCTCAGGGTGTTCTTCCGTGGACCCGAGTGGCGAAGGACATTGCGCCCCAAGGTTTTCAAGGCGCTGGACCCGGAGTACTACGACTCCCCTAAGCGCATCGACTTCATCGACGCGGGCAAGCTGAGTGCCACCGAGTCGGGCAAGTGGGATGACCTCGCAGCCATCTACTACAACACCGGCCAGGTTGACACGATAGATGAGTTCTACGAGATGGCCGTTGGTGCTGACTACGGGGAGTTGGCCGAGCGCGTGGGCCGCACCGAAGACCTAGTGAAGTTCCTGCCGCCGTCATCGTTCAAGGGTGCGCCCGATCAAACCCTACAGGGCATCCTCTACAAGATGGACAAAGTGAACTCCACTTGGAAGGCACTACAGGTCGTTCGCCCCGGCTATGTCCCCCGTATCATCCTTGACGAATCCATCCGGTCCATGTCGGACCTCGGCATCATGTCGCGGGTCTGGGCATCGGGCTCCATGCGCTCGATAGACAAGCTCACTGGGGGAAGGCTTGGGTTCTACGACGACCCGCTGGACATCCCCACCCAAGACGGGGGATTCACCACCCTGAACCGTAAGCGGCCCTTGCAGCAGACCATCGAGCCCTACGTCAACACCGGAAAGCCTGACTGGGACGACATCTACGGCTCCATGTTCCAGAAGCAATGGGACATCCGCTCCGGTGAGGCATTCCCCACCGAGTGGGCCATCATCGAGCCTGGCACGAAGGGCCACACCGCCGCATGGGTACGCTCGCTGGACGAGGCGCGCAACTCCGTGCCAGGGCAGGAAATCCTCAACGGTGTGGCTGACGGTCTTGAGCGCGATGTTATCGCTCGTCGCCTAGAGCAGTACCTTCGTACCAACAAGCAGGGCCAACTGTGGGTCAACGCCCGAGCGATGGACCCCGACTCCCTGGCTGAGTACGCCGACACCGTGACCGAGAATGTGTACCGCTGGACCAACGGGGATGCTGGGATCGCCCGAGCCGCACTTGACGATGTGCCCGAACTCCGAAAGCTCTTGGAAGCCGTGGAGACTAAGCCCGTTGTCCACGGTGAGAACCTCATAGACGGGGGCCGCATCAAGGACGCACCGCGCAAGATGTTGGACTCCTACAAGCGGTCTATCCTCCAGACCCCAACCAACAAGCTCTCTCGCCAGCCGTTCTTCCGTGGGTGGTATCAGCGGATGTATGACGGCCAGTGGGACATGATTCGCGCCTCCGGTGTGGTGCCCAAGAACGCCGACGAGGTACACCGCCTGGACGCCTACATCAAGGCCCGTGCCCGCTCGTTTGCCATCGAACGCACCAACCGCGTCATGTTCTCACTGTCCGAGCAAGGTCGCTGGGCAGAGATGATTCGCTTCGCTGTGCCGTTCGCCCAACCGTGGGCAGAGGCCTTCACGGTCTACTCGCATCTGCTGCGAAAGAACCCCGCGATGGTGGCCTGGGCTCGCGCATCATTCAAGGCCGCAGAGGAATCCGGGCTCATCCGCCACAACGAAGAAACAGGGGAACTGGAGATGAACCTCCAGCATGTGCGCTACGCCGCACCATTCCTCATGGCCGCATCGGGCAACTGGGCTGGTGCGGCAGCGTTGATCGGAGCCGGGGAACTGGCCGAGAACATGGCCGCAACCGACTTCGAGGGCAAGGACAAGTTCGAGCTATACGCTCCGGTCTCTGCCTTCAACATGTTCCTCTCCGGTGCCATCCCAGCAGACGCTATCGGACTCGGCTCCATCGCCGGGGACATGAAGATTCCGGTGCCGGGACTCAACCCCGCAGTCATGGGCCTCCTCCAGTGGGCACACCCCGAAACCCCCGGCGACGGATTGAGCGAGTGGCTCTACCAGTATGGCTCAGTCATCAAGGGCGGGATCGTTGGCACCGTCGTGGGTCTCACCCCACGATGGATGCAGAACCTCATGAAGGCCACGGGCTCAGACATGGACCCCAACGAGCGCCTGCGCTACGTTCACCGTTTCTTGGAACTGGGTCAGATGACTCACGCCACTGACAACATGACTGCCGAGCAAGCGGAACAGTGGGCACAGGAGCAGGCCGATGGGCTGTACGCCTACAAGGCATGGCTCTCCCTCACATCCCCCGCTGCCCCGACGCTGCAATGGCCCACACACGAACTTGAGACCGAATGGCGCAGCCTCCTTGAGTCAGACCAGTACAAGGACGACTACAGCGGTGCGCTCAAGGAGTGGACGAAGCGCCATCCCGACATGTGGATGATTCCCCAAGCGATGTCATTCTGGTCAGAGACCGGCAAGTCGGAACTGTCCACTATGCGTATCACCCCGACGCTGGCACAGGACATGATTTCCGCCGATCCCGCGCTGGCTGAGATGTTCGAGCGCTACCCCGAGGTCGCCGCTCTCATGATGCCTGCGGCTGCACAGCGCTCCGAAGACTACAACATGGACATCTACGCCAAGCAGATCGCCACCAACAAGCGCACGATGTATACCGGCGTGGAGGCAATCAAGGAAGGCCGTGAGTCTGCCTACTGGGCGCAGGCAGCTTCCGCTCTGGAGGGTTTCACCGCTGCGGTCGAGGCCAAAGACCTGACCTACACCGACCCTGAGTACATCACGCTGAAGGCAGAGCGGGACAAGAAGATCGCTGCTCTTTCGGACAAGTACAAGGTCTACGACCATGTGTTCGACGCTGACCAAGGCGTTGACCCCCGCGTCATCCTGCTCACCCGCAAGATGGCCGCTGACCCCCAGATGGCGCAGTTCCCCTTCGGCAAGGCCAACGCCAAGTTCTGGGCGTTGCACCAGGCCACCGAGAAGCAACTGTCGGTGCTGAACGTGACCCAGATCGAGTCTGAGGCCGCCGTAGACATCAAGACCCAGTATGACGCTGACATCGCCGACATCATCAAGGAGACCCCCGAGTTCGGGCCGTACTACCAGCGCTTCTTCGAGGGGCGCGACCTCATGACCGTGGAGACCCAGCACCAGAAGGATGTCAAGTCCCACCCGGACAAGACCTTCCTGTTCGAGGCCACCACCCAACTCAAGGATGCCCGCGAGGCAATCGGCCTTGGAACATCTGACATCGAGCGGGGCTTCGGGTATCTCAACCGAGCCAAGACCGTGGATGCCATCTACCGGGAGTCTGCTGCCCGTGGGTTGACCGATGAGCAGAACCCCGTGGTCATGGACTTCAAGGGTCGCCCCGCGTCAGAACAGCGCATCAAGGTCGTGGCCACCGTGTCCAAGTCCTACCTGTTCCTGGACCGCTTCGAGCGCGAGTACATCCTGGGGGAAGTCACCTCGGACGGCGCAGAGGCCAAGTGGCTGAAGATCGCAGAAGCCCGTGCCAACATCGCCCAGCAATCCGCCACGGTACAAGGCTTCTCGACCTCGGCAGCCTACGGACAACTCAACGCCCAGATTGCCGAGTACGCCCGCACCGACCCTACGTTCGCCGCTCAGGTGGAACACGCCAACACCTGGGGCTACGGGTTCTTCAAGCAGGCAGGCACTATCATGACCCAGGGTGGTCGCGGTCAGGCCGCGTGGGAAGCCCTCAAGGATGGCGCTGCTGAATACCAGCGGGTGGTGGAGGCTGCCGGTATCCACGGCACCAGCTACGACAAGCCCCGCTACAACGCGCTACGCCAGGAGTTCATCGACGATGTTGCCGATCTACGAGAATGGTCCTCGACTTTCGACCAACAGTGGGAGTACTACGAGAACGGTGTGGGCGCACAGTCTGACCTGACCGATGCGTTCTTCCCCCCGATGTGGTTTCGCCTAGGAGGCTGATATGGCAGGAGTAACACTCGCAACGCCTCCCACGGTGGAGCCGGGGGACGGGACGACCGAACCCGTAGAGACGACCGAACCCGTAGAGACGACCGACCCAGCTACGCCGACTCCCAAGTCCAACGCCTGGTCCAAGCTCCCCGACGCTGTTCGCAAGCTCCTGGTCAAGCAGGGGTACACCGCAGATGGGTTCAACCGCTATGCCGCTGAGTATCCAGACACGATGGAAGTCATCATCGAATCTGCCCTCAAGGCGGCGGGGTTCCGCAAGGAGCAGTTGGAGAAGACCACAAGGGGGGTACTCAAGGAGATCGGCTTCGACGGCACCAAGGCCCCGGATTCCGGTCCCAGTAGCGGTGGAGCGGGTGAGTACAACCCCATCGCTGAGGACGCCAAGACATCCATCCAGTCAGAACTCATCTCCTGGTGGGTAGACCACTTCGGGCGCACCCCCGGCGAGGATGCCCTGGACAACATGGAGATGGTCGTGAATGGCAAGGCGACCTTGCAGGACTTTCAGGCCTGGGGATCGACCCAGAAGGGCTTCACTCTGACCGAAGACGACCTGGCCGACAAGCCCGAGATGAGCCAGCTCGAACAGGACAAGCGGGACAAGTACTACGAGATTTGGGGCTACGAGCCACCGAAGGGCTACATGCAGGACTTCGAGGACATGAACCCCCTGGAGTTCGAGGCCTACGAGCGTGAGAAGCCCGAGTTCAACAAGACCGAGGTGTTCCGCCGCGAGCGCGAGGAACTACGAAGCGTCCACGACGAAGTGTTCGGGACCGTGCGTTCCGATACCAACCGTTTCGGCTTCGACGACTCGACCAACGATGTCGTTCGCCACCCCGGATTCCTGGGGCAACCCCCCGCAAAGGCCCCCAAGGCTGCCGCTGCAACACCATGGTCCGGTGGCGATCCAACCGTGTTCACCCCGGCCAAGGATGAGGGCCCAGGTGGCGGTAGCGGCAACAAGCCACTCAAGCGCAAGAAGCCCAAGCAGGTCAGTGGAAGTCCGAACCTAGGCAAGAACCCCGGACACCCCAACGCACGAAAGGGAGGCCTCGGTGGCTGAGAAAGAACTCACTCCAGCAGAACGGCGTAACCGTCGGCGTAAGAGGCGAGGGCGTGACCAGGGCGCAGGCCCCAAGGCAAAGTCGAGCGGCTACTTGAACGGTGGTGGTGGCGGCTACCCCGGCGATGTGGACTTCGACAACATCGTCAACGAGGCCATCTCGGAGAAGTGGACCCCCGAGCAGTACCGCCAGGCCCTGTATGACTCCCCGAAGTTCGCCAAGGAGTTCCCCGGCTACTTCCGTGAGGATGGCTCCACGGTGTTCCAGAGCGGCGCAGACTACAAGAATACCTACGAGTCCTACATCCACGTTGCTGCCCAGTACGGTGTGCCAGTCTCCAAGGACCAGTTCGCCGGGCTCATGTACGACGATGTGTCCCCCGACGAGTTTTCCCGCCGCCTGGACACCACCGACCGCATCGTGACACTGGCCAAGGAATCCCCCGGTGGCCTGGAAGCCTTCTCCAAGACCATCAAGGAACTCGGTCTGGGTAATGGGTCCATCAAGGACATCTTCGACTTCGCCTCCGGCACCAAGGAGCCCGAACTGTACGACATGTACGAGGCCACGCAGATCAAGGCTGGTGGCCTGGACATCTCTTCCAAGGACGCGCTGGGCATCTCCAAGCTCATCGGGGATGGCACTGGGGCAGAGGACTTGAAGGGCGTCATCGGCTCCATCACCACACAGCGCACCGACATCAACCCAGAGCTGAAGGCCGCAGGCATCTCCGAGGCCGACATCCTGAAGTCCCGAGCCGGTGGCATCGACAAGAAGGGCGACCTCGAGAACAAGATCAAGGCTCTCGTGGCCCAGCGCCGCGCCTTCGGGGCGGATCGACTCCGAAAGCAGACGGGCACCAGCGCCGCTGGCACCACCGTCACCCGAGGTTTGGAGTCCGGAGAGGGCAGCGCCTAATCCAGATTCGTACCCCCCACTACTCCAGATTTGTACCCCCCGCTAATCCGGATTTGCACCCCATTTAGGACTACCTAATCACCCGATTAGGTTGACACAACCCAACATTTAGGGTTGACTAATACCTAGCTTAGGTCACACTAAGCTCTGACCCAGGAGGTCTGAATGGAAGACGAGGAGTTGGCCCCGGAGGCCGACGAATCAGCAGAGCAGGACACCGAAGTAGCTGCACTCAGGAAGGCAGTTGCCAAGGCCAACAAAGAAGCAGCAAGGTACCGCGTCGAAGCTCGAAACGCGAAGATCGCGTCCGAGTTCGGAGAGCAGGTATCGGAGTTTGTGCCGAAAGACCTGAGTCTCGATGAGGCCAGGGAGTACGCACTGAAGCTCAAGGAGGCCTTCGCGGCCCCCGAAACGGAAGCACATGATTCGCCCGCAGCCGATGAGGAAGCCCCGGTGGCTCCCCACCCGCTCGCAGCCGTGTCGCAGCCGTCCACAGGACATCAGACCTCGGGCCTTTTCACGATGGCCCAGATTGATGAGATTGCTCAAACTGACCCCACAAGGGCCAGGGAGATCGTCGCATCAGGTAACTGGGACAAGGGCTAAGGCTCCTTTCCAAGGAGTGACACGACATGGCAAACGAACTTCGTAGCGGCACAGAAGGTGCCCAGATGCAGTTTGCGGAGTGGTTGGACAACAAGATCGGACGCGAAGTTCGTCCTCAGAACGTCCACCGCCCCCACTTCGCCTTCCACGGGCGAGAGAACTCAGACGTATTCCAGTGGACCATCAACGCCGACCCTGGCGCGGGTGCCGCAGTTTCAGCAGCGACCGACCAGACCAACGCGACCGCCTCGGGCTTCACGCCTACGGCTGTCACCGCGTCTGCCGGAACCATCGGTCAGATGACCACGGTTCTGGACGAGTTGAACGCAGTGTCCGTTGTGGACGCTTTCGCCAACTTCGGTGCGGTCCTGGTTCGCTCCATCCTGGAGAAGTACGAGACCGACTTCGCGGCCCTGGCCGACGACTCGTTCTCAAACTCCACCAGCACCAGCGGTATCGACCTGACAGGTGACACGTTCTTCGCAGCCCACGCTGCGCTCTTGGCGCGTGACGTGTTCGGTACGGAGATCTCGGTGCTTGACCCGGTGCAATCCACCGACTTGCAGCGCGATGTCCAAAGCTCCACAGCTTCGATGTATGGCAACGACTCCGTTGACATCAACGGCATCGCCGCCGCATCGCTGGCTGGCTACCAGTTCACCTACCTGGGCATCCCGGTCTACCAGACCAGCTTGCAGGGTACGGCGAACTCTGGTGCTGACAACGTTGGGTCCATCTACATCTCCGGTGAAGCACTCGGCCTCTATGAAATCTGGGGACCGCGTACCGAGATGCAGCGTGACGCTTCGATGATGGGCACGGAGATCGTGGCCTCGGCTCGCTACGGCGTGGTTGAGATCCGCGACACCTTCGGCCAGGCCATCGTCACCGACGCCTAAGTGAATAACGCAGGGGGTTGGGTTTAGAGGCCCAACCCCCTGCACCCCAGCGAACAAAGGAGCTTGCAGTGTCCACATCAAACTCACAGCCGATTCTCGCCAAGACGGGAAACTACACCGTCACCGGTGGAGATGGTTCGGCACTCATCACCAACCGTGGTGCGTCAGGGGCAGTCACCATCACGCTTCCCGCCCAAACGGCAGTACCCGCAGGATTCTGGGTGGATGTCTTCTGTGTCGCCGCTCAGAACCTCACCGTGGCGACCGCTACCACCGACACACTCGTTGTGGACGGTGACGCAGCGGCAGACAGTATCTCCTGGGAGACAAGTTCCCACCAGATTGGTAATGGCGCGAGGTTCGTTGCAGACGGAACCGGGTGGCTTTGCATCCTCTCACCCGCCGCTACGTCTACGACCATCGCAACCCAGACCATCGTGACGAACTAGGAGTTAGGCGATGCCAAACACACCCAAGCCCAAGGCCCACGCAAAGGCATCTGCGGCGAAAGCCGCACCTAAGCCCAAGCCTGAGCCCAAGGCAGATGTGTTCGATGTCTTGACCGCCGCACTCGTGGTGATCGAGGCAGAGAAAGCGCAGTATCCGAGTCCAGTAGAGGGCCGGTTGTCTCAGGTCCAGCGAGCCATCAATGGTGCGTTGGACTCCAAGAAGATGGCCGGGCACCTGGCAAGAGAGCGAAGGGGTTAGAAAGATGGTCGCAGAACTGATTGACCTTCACGGCAGGCGGAACAACAACACCCGGACTAGGTATCTCCCGGTTGTCAAGCACGCGGTTCCACTCTGTGACATCTGTCAGGATTCTGGCGCTCCCGCGAACTGGCATGAGTCGTGTTCCCACGACCCGTACTTCCACCACGGCGAGGTCCGGGTCGAAGTGCAGGCTGCTGTCTACGAGCCGGTGCTAGATGAGCAGGGCGCACCCACCACCCAGCGCAAGCTCGTCACCGAAGCGGTGTATGAGACACGAAGCGACCGTGCCCCGAACCTTCGGGAGTCCCCCATCTCCACCCGCCACCTTGCCAACGGGCACCTGCCCGCCAAGTGGGCTCGTCGGG